AATTTGGTCTATTTCTTCTCTTGTATAAACTCGGTTGAGTCTAATCATCCTCTGACAGAAATCTCTTGATGTAGGCAACAAATCGCCTCCGCTTATACCCGGTGCCTTTTCATAAGTGTAACGAGTCACAATCTCTGTTCCTACATTGCTATTTTCAAGAGTGGTTGTTCCTTCAGGTGTTATTCTAAAACCATCGTCAACAGATTCAATTAAGCCTCTCTGTGCCATATCGTCAACTTCTCTCATTATCTCCTCCACAGGCTTCTGAATGTTGTTTGAGAGCGTTTCTAAGGTGATACCCTCGTTACTATACAACCACTGCAAAATCATTGCTTGTAGAGCGTCTCCGAACTCCAAGGGAACAGACTCAAAATTATCTGCATCTTCACCAAACTCAGCAAAGACTTTTAAATCTTTGTCATCATCCCAGCCAAAAGGATTCTCACAGCTCTCACATTTCACTTGTTCAGACATTGCTGTTGTTGCTGACATTCCTAACTCGATACGAGCCTCATCTCTGTCAATGATGCCTTTCTCAAATAACTGAACGTAGTCAAGTCCAATCGGTGGCTTGTTCTTAGTTTTAAGCTTTACAGGTGTAATGTATTTGAAAATAGAACTCAATGCTCTATCCATCTGATTCTGTCTTGGCTCAATGTAGGAAGTTTGGAACGCCTCAAACGCTTCAATCAACTCGTTACGACCTCCGAGTTGCCCCTCTGTCTTGATACCGAAAAGCATCGGAGAAGTAACACGGTGAGCCATCAAAATCTCCTCTTGTACGGTGTTGTTCAGAATGTCAAACTGTTTATCGAAGTCAGAAGGTGCTAAGTTGTTAACTACTGAAGGAGTTTCATTCGGATCGTTGAATTGAATGATAATAGAACCAGCGTTATCTGTTCCGCTAAAATTGTCTTTAAATCTGCGAATTGTCTGACGAGCTTCTTCAGGTGACGGAATGCCCTTAAACAATTGTAAAAGCGTCTGAGCCGAAAAGCCTGATTTGATTGAGTTAAGATGGAAGTTCGCAATCTCTGTGTCTATCTCGATGTACTTAAGAGCCGATTGATACGGAGCTGTTGGATACTCCCCGCAACCTGCCTTGTACATCTTGAAATAAAACACTTGCTTACTCTCTCTCGTGTTAGGATTCCAAGCGTAATAATGGTCAGGCTTTACTTTCCTGTCGCTCCAATCTTCAGCGTATAGATAGTGACCATCTAACGAGTGACGGACATTCTGAAAAGGCAAGTGATAAATCTCAGCTATCTTGGTTTTGGCTTTGTTCCAAATGATCTCAAGAGCGAACCCATCAAACAACTCCAAGTCCTGAGCAATCTTGTTTTTAAGGCTGTCAAAGTCCTCGTAAGCGTTAATTGAATCAAGAGCATCGTTTGCCTTTGCAATGTCCTCTGTGTTGTATGCTATGATTTCGGTTTTATCACCGGCTATGAAGTCTGCTTTCTGAGTAACAATCGCCCCGTGTTTGGGTGAGCTGTTAAACAAGTCAATCAACATCTGAGGGTAAGCGTTATCCTGCCCATAAGTCAAGAAGCCTTTTGCTTTGTTCTCCTTGAAAATGGGTATTTTGCTTTCCGCAAAGTTGATCCTTATGAAGTTATTTTCCATCTTTTTTATCTTTTGCAAATATAGAACCCACCCCAGCGACTATAAACGCCCCTGCTTCGGTTAGTGTTGCCTTGTTGAATCCAACAAGTAACAACGCCCCTACAATTAGTAGAATGCCGAGCGTGGTAGTTTTGGTGTTTTTAAATATCCTCTCAAACATTTTTCAGTCTTTCGTTTTCTTTCTCTAAGTTCTTAACTCTTTCCCTTAGTGTTGACACCTCGCCCGTCAATGAAATGACGGTTGCTTGTGCCGTTTGTAACTCTTGCTTTAATCTGTCAACCTCACTGAGTATCTGGTCACGGAAAAGATTTTGGTCTTTGTTTTGGTCTTTATTGTCTTGATGCTTCAACTCTAATTTCTTAGCGTAGTATTGCCAAGCCCCTGCTCCTCCAAGAACTCCGACGATTGCTATCAATATACTTGCTATGCTATCCATACTAAATTGACTTAGATACTCCACGGTGCAACTTCTCGTTAAATGTTCGGTATAAGTTTATAAATGCCATCAAGGTGACCAACGCCCAACCTAATTGACTTCCTGCCATCATTCCAACTAATGCATAATGTACAACCGTAATCATGGCTAAAATAAAAGCGGCTAAACAAGCATAGTAACGGCATTTCATATCTTTCATTCCTACCGAGTACAATTGGAAGCCTCCAATTAAAACGCCTAATATTTGCACATCTAACAACCAACCTATCTCAAGGATTGCCAACGGCAAAATAAAGAAGTGTAAAGCGCCCACGAATAACTCGAACAGATAGGAATCCGAATAGAGCAAAATATCTCTAAGATTCTTGCCGACAATTCTTAGCCTTTGGATGTTTCGTTGAGTAATGCTAATAGCCATAATAGGTATTTTTTAAATTTCTTCATGTGGTGTGATTGTGATATTTGTAAATTGCTCAAATGTCACGGGGAATCTCATTGAATAACTTCAATATTTCCCGTGCCATAAATCTCCTCTAATTTACCGACAACCGCATTTATCAGCAATGTTTCAGCCGTTTCAGTTTTGTAAGATTGTTCGGTTAATTCGGCTTGAAATACTTGGTCAAAATCGGCAACACCTTGCAATGGTTGTAGACCTTGTTGATATGCACTTTCAGATGCATAAATAAAAGTTGAAATTTGACTTGGGATTAATCCTTCTTTTAAATCTTTAACACTTGCGTATCCTTCTGCAATTGTTACTACTGAACCGCTGGGCACACTTATACCGCTATTCAAATTTACTGTTGTGTTTATTTTTATATACATAATTTTAGAATAAGTCGTTCCAAGATGTGCCATTATAACAACATAGTTTATCTGTTGTTGTATCGTAAACAATTAAACCATTTGCGGGACTACTAATGGCGTTCTTTTGCGTGGTGGTCATTCGGGGTGGCAGGAAGCCTTTGGTGCTGCTTGATATGTCAAGTTGTGCAGATGAATTTGGAGATGTAAAAGATGACGCAACACTTATTCCATTTATTGCTTGTAATTGCATTGTATTTGCGCCCGTACTTCTTGTAGAACCAGCGAGATGGATTGCAGGGGAACTTGGAATTGAAAAATCTGCTCCTATTGCTAATTCACTGCCAGAATCTTCCGCATATATTGAACCCCAACCTAATCGCAGTAATCTTGAAGATACTGTTGGGTGGTTTACAAAAACATTACTGCGTAAATTTATATTTCCCCCATCGTCAACTTTCATCAAATCCGTCCCCGAACTATTCTGCACCAATAAAGCAGTAGTTGCAGATGTTGAGCCGCTGCCTTTGATTTGAACTCTTGCAGTTGGTGAACCTTCTGCAATTCCTAACCTCTTATTGGTATTATCGTAAAATAAATTAGAATCACTTGCAAAAGCGGAACCATCACTGAATTGAATTAAACCTGCCCCACCGCTTGGATTTGCCTCTATGCTAATATCACCACTACCCAACAAAGAGGTTGAATTTATGGTTTTAATGTTCGTACCGCTTTCAAGCGTTTCTTGCTTCGCATCCAAAGCCGTTTGAAGGTCTGTTTGATTGCTTAACGTGCCACCTATATCACCCCAATCAGCAGCAACGTCTATATTTCCACTTCCAAGTAAGGACGTAGAGTTGATGGTTTTTATATTTGTTCCGCTTTCAAGTAAGTCCTGTTTTGACTTTATCAGATTAGCGGCTGTGATTTTATTCGTAACGTCTAACGAAACATCGACAATTGGCAAGACATCATCATCCGCTGCTGTGGTTATTTCTACTAAATCAGTTATTTTTTTAGTTGCCATATATTTTCTCGGTTATCGTGGGGTTGTAGATTTTCTTTGATACGCTGATTTGATTCACTTTATTGTCATCTATATATCTGACAAATCTGTTTATGTTTGTTCTGACTCTATACTGCAAAACAAAAACATCATCTAAGTCATAAATACGCCCTTGCAATGTATCACCGCTCTGAGTTAGTAAAGTGTCACCGCTCTGAGTGATAAGGTCAACATTAATGAAAGAGCCTTCAGTTGTTAATAACAGACCATCTTGAGTGATTAAGTCACCGTCTTCAAATTGCGATATTTCGTAAATCTTTTCCATTAACTCGGTGTATAAAATACATCAGTAACTGTAATGTTATTGACTTTCAAAATACCTTGCTCAACTAACTCATCAGCGTTATCAGGGTCAGTGTTACTTGGAGATGTCTGAGCGTACACTCGATAAGAGAACTCCCCAGCATAAACTTCAAAGGTTGAACCCTCAGTCACTTCAAACTTGTTATAACGCTCTGTGTATGCACTAACGTCTGTTAAGATGAAGTTCGTTGTTGTGTTGGTCAATCGGTGTGTAATGCTGAATAAATAGGTAGGGTCAGAAATAGTGGTTTTCTCTGTAAGCGTTAAGTACCAGAACTTTGTTTCTCCCTTTGTAATAGTCAGCATCTATATATAATTAAGATTTTCCGCATTTTGGCGTAAAAAAAAGAGGAGAGCCGAAGCTCTCCCCCTATTAGAAACTATGAAAACAAGAAATTAGATACCTAATTCAGTAGCAACAGCAGCCTGTACCAAGTAAGGACTTTCTGCCTCAATCGCACTTAAAGTGAAATTGTAGCCTTGAACGTCACCCATTGCAGTACCTGACTCGGAAGTCATTGCAGTGATGTCGCATCCGTACTCGTTACCAGCTAACCAATAGTTATCATTGTTGTCCTTTACTATGCAGAATACACGATTCTGAGCAAGGAGCTTTAACTCATTACGCTTAGTTGTTGACAACTTACGCAAACGAGCCACGATATCAGATTGGTTAAATACTGTTCCGTTCTCTTGTGAAACATTAGTAGTGGTAGTCATACTACCCACGCCCTTAGGAAGCTCATAGGTGTAAACATCCCCTGAAGCAACTGTTGTAGCTGTTACCTCGCCACCGCTTACGGTGAAACCAGTAGAAGCCCAGTCGATTAAATGGATGCTCTTGATTCCACCAACGGCATCCTTGCAGTCAAGTGTAAATCCTTGTGTTAGATTACAAGCCATTGGTTACCTCCTTTAAGCTAAAGTGAATTGAACTAATTGATCAGGGAAAGCAATCTGTACACCATACTTCATGGTTGCACGGAATCTTACCTCGTCGTTGTCTTGAGAGTACCAGAATCTGTACTCCTCTTCTTCATTTGCAAGGTCAGTACCCACAAAGAAGTTAGACAAACGTCCACCGAACATTCTGTTTGTTCCGCTTAGTCCACCTACTCCGATCAACTTAACGTTAGTACCTGGGATCATGATTTCCATTCCTTCCATTTCTACTGCGTAGTGGAAAAGGTTAGAGTCACGAAGTGCAGTTGTGTACTTCTTGAAAGTATCGATACCAGCGAAGATTACTAAGTCATCAGCGTCAGCTACGTCAGCAGGTAAAGCGTTGTAAATGTCATCAATCAAACCTTCAACATTAGAAGTAGTGATAGCAGTTGCACTTGTAGTGTTACCGTCAATTGTAGAAGCAGAAGCCGCATCGATGATCTTGTTGAAACCATCAAAACGGTTTGTGTTAGGGTTAGTGTTGGTTGTTGCAGTATCACCCTGCCACATAGCAACCTCTAACAACTTAGCGATACGAGATGCTTTCTCGTTACCGATTTGCTCCTCAAATGGAACAGCCTCAGGAGAACCTGGAGCGATTTGAGTCTGCATCCACTTAGCTTCTAAAGTCTTAGGGCAAAGAGTTTCTTCAACCTTAATCTTACCTACTGTGATATCTCTCTGAGAGAAAGTAGTGTTTCCTGAAGCGTTGTACCCACAGCCATCAGCTTGGAAGAATACGTCAGAAGTTAAGATGTTCAAAGCCTCAGCAGACTTCACACCTACTTGCACCTGACCAGCCGCTTGTAATACAGCAGCGGTTTTTGAGCCGAATAGACTCTTAACTACTAACTCGGTGCTTTGCTCGTTAGTATAGTCGGTTAAACCAGTTACGTTAAATGCCATGATTTTATTTTTTTAGTGTTTTTGCGATTTTAATAATGTTTGCGAATTGCTCCTCTTTCTTTGACAACTTTGCTGGAGCTTTAGTTGGTTCCTCAGATGGAAGATCAGCAACCTTCTCAACCAAGTCAACAGTTTTACCGAATGCCTCTTTCATGTTTGAAAAAGCACTCTCGTTTGAGTTTAGTTTCTCCTCCAATGCGTTGAGCTTTTCAACGGCATCTTCAAAGCGAGTAACTAAAGAATTGAAAGCCTCAAGTGAAGCAAACTCAGCAGGTGCTTCTTCAGCAGCTACTTCCTCAACTTCTTCGGCTGGTTCTACAATCTCAGTAACAACACCGCC